TGGCAACTCATCTTTTAACTTTGGATCGTAGTAATAGAAATACATACGTCCAATTATAGTATTCGTTTTAAGTCGTTCCTTGTCGTTTAGGAGCGCTTGGCGAGTTGGTTTCAAGTCTTTAATCTTAGACCTTAACCAATCTCTTGCGGCAGTAGTCCTAGGTTCATAACCCGATTTTGCAAGCTGTTGTTTTATTCGTTCTATTAGATATGCCATTGTCTATTTATGTCAGTAAATTAAACCTCATTATTACCTTCAAAATTTGATATTTTCTTATAAGTATCGGTGTCCGCTTTGAAATTAGATACCTAGCTCCTTCTCAGTCATAATCATGAATTTCCAACCATGTTCCTGACAGAAGATATCCGCAGCTTTCCACTTCTCTTGATTTACAACATAAGTTGCAGCCTCACGGATATATCGTTGAGTTTTCTTCTTTTGAATGGGCATTTTGGTTTGCTCTAACGGTTTCACTTCAATAATATAAGTCATTACGGAACCGTCTTTTTGTTTAATTTTAGCAATGAAGTCTGGAAAATAGCGATGCATCCTATTGTCCAGCGGTGATTTATATGGTATCGGCAGTTCTTCAGATGCCCACCAAATCACGTTTGGATGTTCATCCAGCCACTTCATAACACGCACTTCCCATGTAGAACGATAGATGATGTTATCTGCATCACCATTGTATTTCTTTGGATTTTTGGGTTGGAACCGACCCTTATAGGTTTTCTTACCGAATGTCATATAAATATCTAGTAAACTTTTATAGGAATCTCAATGGGACTTTTTAACCTTCTTGGTGGTGGCATCAGCTTCGGTACTAGTGCTCGAACTGGAAATAGTGTTTTGACTGGTGATTCAAAATATCAAAGCAATTTGCTTAAATATCCAATCGATTTGGGTTCGGCTGATAAAGGTCATTATATACTTATAAACATTAATGAGCAAACTTTTACATCATTTCCTGGCACTAGAGCTGGATCGGATTTACCTTCAGTATTAGCAAATAGAAAATCAATCGCTCAACAAAATGGTGGATATGATACTGCTGCAGGATTAGCTAATGCATCAAAAATTGCACAAGGTGCGGTAGATGCGGTAGTTTCATCACCTATTGGCCAAGCAATTAAGACGTATACTGCACCAATTGTTAATGTTTTGGGTCCCTTAATTCCAAATGTAGCTAAAGAAGGTGCTGCTGGTGTGGGTGATGGTTTAAAACAATTTCTTGGCAACGTAGATGCTAATATTGGTGTAAGAACCATCAGTAGAATAACTGATACAATTGCTCTTTATATGCCAAGTAGTCTAAATTTTGCATACAATCAGGGATATAGTGATTTGAGGCCTGGTGGTACCGGTTATCAAACTGCACTTTCGGTTTTAAATTCTGCATCTGATACTTATAAAAGTGGTGGTGATAAAAATACTACAAGAGCAATGATGAGTAATCTTTCACCATTTATTTTAAACACTTTACTTCAAGGTGCTGGTCCCGTTGGTCAAATTTTGTTTACTGCTGGAAGTGGTGGTAAAGTTCAAAATCCAATGCTTGAATTATTATATTCTTCACCAGAATTTAGAACATTTCAATTTGATTTTTTAATGTTTCCAAGATCCGAACAAGAAGCATTAGAAGTTCAAAATATTATTAATAAATTAAGATTTCATCAAGCACCAGAATTAGTTAAAAATAGTGGTGGTTATTTTTTATATCCTCCTTCCGAATTTGATATCTCCTTTTATTACAACGGCCAAGTCAATCCAAATATACCAAAAATTTCAACTTGTGTTTTAACAAATATAACAACAGATTATGCACCAGGTGGTTTTGCTACATATGAAGTTGAGGGTGAACCTTTTGCTGATGTGGGTAGAACCGGTATGCCAGTTGGCATTCGTTTGAGTTTATCATTTAAAGAAACTGAATACTTGGTCAAAGGAAGTCCTTTATTAGGTGTTGCTAATAGATTTTCTGCTGATGCAGGTATTGCTGCTACTCAAAGAGAACTTACTGACCAAAATATACTTTAATCTATGGCAAAATACTTTAGCAAATTTCCTAAAACTTATTATACTTTAGCGAATACTACTTATAGTATTGATGTTGTTACAAACATCATATCCCGTTTTTCGCTTGAACAATCATTCAAAGACAATACATCAATTTATGAAAAATATAGTATTCAAGAAAGTGATACACCAGAAATCATAGCATCAAAAATTTATGATTCACCTGAACGCCATTGGATTGTTTTGATGATGAATGATATTGTTGATCCTCAATATGATTGGCCATTAGAATATAGAACACTAACAGCATTTATTAATGACAAATATACGGCAAATGCAAACACAGCTGCCGGTCAAACCGGTTTAATGTGGGCTCAAGAAAATACACATTCATATTATTCTGTTGAAAAAAGAACAACAATAAGAACAGGTGATTATTCTGAAAAGAAAGTTCGTGTTGACGCTAATACATATGCCAATGTAGTTACATCATCAACTAATAAAATACTTAATGATGGGAATGAAATTAAAATTGACACATCTAAAGAATCAATATCGTATTACACATATGAAATTGATGAGAATGAAACAAAAAGGCAAATTAAAATTTTGAAACCAGAATTTGCTTATGCTCTTGAACAAGAGTTGAAAGTTGTATTTACCACATGAGTCTTAATCTAACACAAGCAACTCAATTTAAGATAAAGGATTTAACACTTATCACAAAATTGGGCAGCGTAAATATTACAGGTGTCTATCAAGAAATAAACATATATGATAGTATGTTTATGCCTTGTGTTCGTGGTGATATTTTAATCCAAGATGCAATTGGTTTATGTAATAAACTTGTATTGGATGGTAGTGAATACATTTCAATGGAAATCACAAAAGGTGAAGAATCTGAAAGTGATGCAACAACATTTAAAAAAACATTTAGAATTTACAAATTAAGTGGAAGAGAAAACATAAATCAAAATTCTGAAATTTATGTTTTATATTTTGCTTCAGATGAAATGGTATATTCAGAACAACAAAAAATAAATCAATCATTTACTGGTGCATATAGTGATATTGTTAATGTCGTTTTAAGAAATTATCTTTCGGTTCCTAACAATAGAATAAACAAAATAGGAACAACAAAAGGTGTGCATACTGTGGTTATTCCAGGTTTATCACCATTTGACACAATGGAATGGTTGTGTAAGAAAGCAATTGATTTCGAATCTTTGCCTAACTTTTTGTTTTTTGAAAACAAGTATGGCTATAATTTTGTTTCATTATCAGAATTAATTCAAAAACCACCAATAATGAATATTAATTTTGAACCAAAAAACCTTCCTACGTCTGGCAGTAAGGAGTTTTATGGTGCTCGTGAAGCTAAAATAGTTAGTTCAAACGATTTGATTGAAAATATAAAAAATGGTGTTTATGCAGGTAAATTTATTGGCATAGACCCACTAACAAGAAAAGTTAGTATTAACAAAATAGATTTTCAACAGACATATGGCAAAACACAATCACATTTAAACAAGTATCCAAATTTTACAGGTGCTGTTAATAAAGATGGCCTTGATTCAGCACAGATGTTTGATTCTAAAGTTTCATTGTATGCGTTTCAATCTTTTCGTGGTGCATCACCTTGGATTAAAAAAAATGATCCGAAAACAGGAATAATTATTAATGACACTCATGCATATGTGTTTCAAAGAGCTCCTATATTCACAAACTTGTTACAAACAACAATACATTTGAATTTACCTGGTAATTTTGGTATCACATCTGGTTCTGTAATTAATTTAACTATGCCAGTAAAGTCAATAAAACCAGACGCTGGTGAAGCTATCGATGAAACCTTGAGTGGTAAATATATAGTTACAGCAGCAAGACAAATGATTAAAGGTGATATGCACGAAACAATTATTGAAGTAGCCACAGATTCTACAAATAGACCTTTCTTTAAACGATTAACAGATGAGTTGCTAACAGCAACATTAATGTGATGAATACAAATTTTGCAGGTAAAAATGGATTTATATGGTGGGTTGGTGTTGTGGAAAACCGTGTTGATCCAATGGCTGTTGGCCGTTGTCAAGTTCGTATTTTTGGATGGCACAATGAAAATTCAATTATATTACCAACAGAGAAATTACCTTGGGCTCAAGCCTTAATACCACTTAACAATTCAAAGAATTTCTCTGCACCAAGAGTTGGTGATTGGGTTCTTGGATTTTTTATGGATGGTGAGCAAGCTCAAATTCCCGTTATGATGGGTGTTTTACCAGGACTAAAACCATGAGGAATAATTTAAATGGCTGAACTCATACCAATTGTTGCAGGCGCAGGTAACAGCGAGCTTGCCAGCCGTCTGGTCGTAGGAGAGGCAGACCCTCCGGCGATTGTTCCGGTTGTAGAACCGATTGTGGTTGCTGTGGCTCCAGGTGCAACCAGTCCATTTGGTGGTACAGCCTTCAACAATGCAACTGCACAAACTCCTACACCTGTGGATCCAGGTGCTAACACACCGTTTGGTGGTACAGTTTTCAACAATTCAATGAACGCTGCTGTAACTTCGATAAGGTCTGGCGTTGTAGTTCAAGATGCTGTTTTTGATGTAAGAAAGGCTGGCATAATTGTTATTAGTAATGGAAACATTAAAGAAAATGCACCGCCCGTATGTGTTCGCACAGGTGATGCACCACAATCTGGAGAACCATCAAACACTCCAGGTACTTCTTATGGTAAGATTAACAATACCTGTATTGATGAAACAAATAAAAAACGGTCACACGTTTGCGATTTTATTTCTGAGATGCAAAAAAATATTGCTTTGAAGGCCTACACTAAAGCTATTGGTGCAGCTATAAGAGAATCTATTAAAAAAATAATGAAATTTTTAGGTTTAAGTGATAGAACAGGTAAATTTTCATATGTTATAAGCAGATTAAGAGCTTTTGCGGCTGAACTAAGAAGAATCAATAGAGAAATTATACAACCAATTATTGATTTTGAAAGATATGTTTTAGCTTACATCACAAAACTTCGTGCTTTCATACAATGGCTTTTAAGTTTGCCAGCTGCTCTATTAGCACTACTTGCTGATTGTTTAGCGAGAGTATTAAAGTTAATTAGAAGTGTTTTTAGTGATATAATATCAGAAGCAACAAGTGGTGGTGATAAAACTAGTGAATTTTCAGAATTGATTGCGGCCGCCAAAGATGCGGCTAAAGCAACTGGAGAAACAATAAAAAAGGTTGTGGAGGCTACAACATTAGCAGTTGAAATTCCTATTGCTGCAACAGCTGGATTAATAGTTCCTGTTAGTCAATCTGAATTGAATGCTGCCAATACCACAATACAACAATTTAGTGCCTCGAGCCCTTCTTTATCGGATATAGAAACTGCTGACCAAAATAAATTATCACAGTTTGGATATCCCGATAGAAACTATTTGAATGACCAACTTATGACATTAACGAAACCGGCAATATAATATGGCAACAACACCAGAATTAGGAAACGTACCCAGCCTCGCAATTGATGCGGGTTGGACAGAACCAGAATCAGCTGCAAACACATCTTATCAGCCGCTTTATCCTTATAATGATGCAAAACAAACTGAGAGTGGACATCTATTTGAAATGGATGATACACCTACCCGTGAACGTATTCGTTTACAACACGGTAAAAGTTTAACCTTTTTTGAAATGCATCCTAATGGTGACCAAGTCCATAAAGTATTCGGTGATGATTATGAAATTACAATTAAAAATAAATGCGTTTTAATTCAAGGACGTTGTAGTGTAACCGTTATCGGTGATTGCAATATGGAAGTTCGTGGTGATTATAATCTAGATGTAAAAGGTGATTATAATTTACAAGTTGCTGGTAAAATGAAAACCCGTGTCAAAGGTGATATAAGGATTTCTGGTGATGAATATGTTGCAATTACCGCAGATGAAAATATTGGTGGTACCATGTATCTCGGTGCTGCTGACAATATCACAATTGGTTCAGATATGAATCTTAAAGGTTCAATGGATGTGGATGGCACAGTTACTTGTGATACACTTATTGCTGATGGTGATTTACAGTATGATGCGGTTGGAAATATTATTGGAGGTGGCGGTGTTTTTGCTGGACCATTTGGTTTTGTTTCAGTAAAAGGTGGTTTATCATTGGGTATTCCAATAGCAGTACCTGGCTCTGTTTTTGCTGTGGGTTCTGGAACATTTGGTATTAAAGTTTTTGCGCCTTATGTTTCATCATTGTATAGTTCAACAATTATTGGTGGTGCGATATGGCAATCTGATATACTTAACTATGTTAAACGATTGATACATAGACCAGCTGGTACTGGTGAAATTAAAGCATCTGTGGCTTAATTTATTATGAAAAGGAAATAAAATGGCAAGCGTATATGGAAGATTAGGTTTTAATTTTGATGCTAATAATACAGGCATACTATCTTTGTCGGAGGATGCAATTGGGCATTTAAATACAGCCCCAAGTTTTTTACCGAATGAATGGCAAGTAACTGACCTTGCAAATTCTGACACGGATGGGTATTATAAAAATCCAACCGCAAACGTCTATACAACAATGTCTGCAAACGCAAACTTAATTTATATTACTGCAACTTCAAGTAATATTACTTTTCCTTTTGCTGTTTATGGTGAAGGTGCAAAATTAGCAAATACTGCCAATAGTTACATGATAACTTTGGATTCGTTTAAATCCCATACGGATAATCTTACTGTAAATTTAATTGAAGATGGTGGCACATCTGCAGCAGATTTTCCATATAGACAAAGTGCGTTAGGATATGGAAAATTTTTAATTTATTTAACATATCAAACTGATGGAATCTCTAATGCTTCTCCAGCTTTAGGTAGTTTTACCAGCTTGTTTGTCAATGAACAACTAGAATCAAACAATACAATAATCTATAATGATTTCATTACTCTGAATAATTCAATATCAATGGTTTCTGGTAATGCAGTTTCGAGTTTGTCTGGTGCTGCCATAAACGTAATTATTTCACACATTCAAACTGCAAATACTTTAATTGATACTAGAAGAACACACGATGTTCAATTTTTTCAAAATAGTGGTGAGGTTCTTAAAGATTTTGGAGTTGTAGCTGAATTTTCAAATATGGGTGCCCTAGACACCAATCTTGCTAATAATTATATTGGTTCCGACAAATTACTTACCAGACTTAACTCATAAATAGAATATGGCAACCGTAACCACAGATATTGTTAGAGATTTCAAAGACTTGGACTTGAATTTTACCATTCATCCAATTCGAAAAGACATTAATAGAGCCATCGGACCGATGGCTGTTGTCAATTCCATTAAAAATCTCATACTTACAAATTACTATGAAAGACCATTTCAACCAGATGTTGGTTCAAATGTTCGTAGATTATTGTTCGAAAATCTTGATAATATTACGGCAACTACTTTAAAAAATGAGATAGAGCGGACTATTGCAAACTATGAACCTAGAGCTACCGTTAAAGCTATAAATGTGAAAGCAGATTTTGACAATAATGGATTCAAAGTTTACTTAGAATTTTTCATTGTAAACCAAACACAACCCATCATAATTAATTTTCTCCTTGAACGGATCCGATAAATGGCCAACGCACGTTTACAAATTACAGACCTTGATTTTGATACAATCAAGAATAATTTAAAATCTTACCTACAACAACAATCTGAATTTACAGATTATGATTTTGAAGGTTCTAGTTTGAATATCCTTTTGGATATTCTGGCTTACAACACCCATTACAATGCTTATTATTTAAACATGGTTGCCAATGAGGCATTCATGGATACCGCACTATTGCGTGATTCTGTTGTTTCACACGCTAAAACATTGAATTATGTTCCGTTCTCATATTCTGCATCCAAATCAATTATAAATTTAACTGTAACGTCTTTAAATAACACACCAGGTACATTAACATTACCTAAAGGTTTTACTTTCAGTTCAAATTTAATCGATAACATATCATACAATTTTGTTACAATTAAGATGCAACGGTAACAAAATCCAACTCATCATACTTTTTTGAAAATTTAGAAATCTATGAAGGTAGGTTGGTAGATTACGTTTATACATTCAATAGAAATTCTAATCCAAAATCCATCTTTACGTTACCAGATTCGAACATCGACACAAATACATTGTTTGTAAGTGTAACTGATGTGAGTGGTAATTCAGCAACACAAGTTTATAATCAAGTTACGGAAATCTTAGATGTTGATTCAACATCACAAGTTTATTTTTTACAAGAGTCTAAAAAAGGTAATTATGAGATTTACTTTGGTGATGGTGTAATTGGTAAAGCTCTCACCGATGGCTCTACTGTTAGTGTCAATTATCTTGTAACTTCAGGTATACCTGCAAATTCTGTTGATGGATTTATTCCAGATTCTTCTATTGGTGGATTTACTAATACGTCAATTGAAGTTGTAGCTGTAGCTAGCGGCGGTGCAATTCGTGAATCAGTAGACTCAATTAAATATTCTGCGGCTGCACAGTATGCTAATCAAAACAGGTTGGTAACAATTAAAGATTATGAAACATATATTCAGTCAAAATATCCAAGTATAGATTCTTTATCTGTTTGGGGTGGAGAAGATGAAACACCGCCAGTATATGGTAAAGTATTTGTTGCATTAAAACCAAAAACAAATTATTTTATTTCTGAATTAGAAAAAGCTCGTATTGTTTCTGAAATCATTGACCCAAAATCTATTGTAACGGTTCAATCTGAAATTCGTGATCCAGAATTTTTATATTTGTCCGTTGAATCTTCTGTTCAATATGATCCAAGAAAAACAGTTTTATCTGAAGATGCAATTAAAACAAATATTAGAAATGCAATTATATCCTATCGTGATACATTTTTAAATAAATTTGGTGCAAGTTTTGTTTTATCAAAACTTCAAGATAACATTGACGGAACAGATATTAATGCTATTATTGGTTCTGAATCGACTGTTCGTGTCCAACGTAGATTTGAACCATCGTTGAATCAATCAGCGAGTTACAATATTAATTTCAATGTGCCTTTACATCGTGGTACAATTACAAATAAATTAACATCAACTGAGTTTAATGTGCTTGATAACACAGGCACATTAAGAACGGCACAATTTGATGAATCACCACAATCATTCACAGGTGTTTCTGAAATCCAAGTTATTGATCCTGGTTCCGGTTACATAACTGCACCAACAGTTACAATTAATGGTGACGGTAATGGTGCAACCGCAGAAGCAACCATTGTAAATGGTCGTATTCAAAAAATTACAATTACAAATCGTGGTTCTGAATACACTAGAGCAACTGTAACTATTTCTGATGGTAGTGGTTATGGCGCTTCAGCTCTTGCTGTTGTAGATGCTAAAATTGGTACATTAAGGACCATCTATTATGATTCATTGGCACAAAGACAAATTATCAATGCTAGTGCCGGTACAATTTTTTATGATACTGGTATTGTTATTATTAACGATATAAGATTTTTAGCTGTTAGTTCAACTGACAATTTAATTCGTATGACAATTGAAGCTGAAAAAGGTATCATTCAATCAAAAAGAAATACTATTATTACAATAGATGAAACAGACCCAACATCAATTGTTACCACACTATCAAAAAATACTAAACAATAATGTCTGAACAAAAAACATCATTACTGATTAATCGTCAGGTACCGGAGTTTGTTCGGGACGAATACCCTACGTTTGTTAATTTTTTAGAAGCTTACTATGAGTTTTTGGAAAATAAACAAACTGGTAAAAATAATGATTTAGTCAATAAATCAAAAGACCTTCGTTATCTTTCAGATGTTGATTATTCAATAAATCAATTTGAAGATAATTTCCTCAATACATTTGCTACTTTTTTACCTAAAGATGTTCAAGTAGACAAAGCCTTTTTAATTAAACAAATGTTACCTTTGTATCTTGCAAAAGGTAATGAGAAATCTTTTAAACTTCTTTTTAGATTGATTTTTAATGAAGAAGTTGAGGTTATAAAACCAAAATCAAACATACTTAGAGCATCTGATGGTAAATGGTTAATTGAAAAGGCTTTTAGAATTTCGCAAGGTGTTTTTAGCACATATACCGCAAATGGTAACACATCTTCTAGTGCAACTGCATCAGGCAATACAGTATTTAAAATGGCGCAAATTGCTGCGTCTGATGAAATAGCTGTTTATGTAAACGATGTTTTACAAACTTCTGGATACAATGTTCGCCGAGAATCAAAGAAGGTTGTGTTTAACACAGCACCTTCAGCCAATTCAACAATCAAAATTTTATATAATGATTTTAATTACGCACTTTTAGAAAATAGAAAAATTACAGGTTCTTCTTCTGGTGCAACAGCTATTGTTGAAAGAGCTGCACAAAAAACTGTCAATGCAAAATCTGCATTTGAATTATATGTAAACGACAAAACACTTGTTGGTAATTTTGATAATGGTGAATTTGCCACACTCAATATAATTGGCGATAATAATGAATTAATTAATATTCTTGTTTCTGGCTTATCGACACTTGCAACAATTAATGTCATTGAGGGTGGTGCTAGTTACAATGTTGGTGACCCCGTTATTATTACCGGTGGTGGTCAAACAGAAACAGCTGAGGCTATTGTTTCAGAAGTGTTTTCTGGATTCATTAACCAAATTCGTGTTCTTGCTGGTGGTGCGGGTTTCAAAACTGGTTCAAATGTTAGACTTGTTGGTGCTACCGCAAATGCATCACTAGTTCTTGCTATTGATGCTGTTGATGTTTCTGGTGCAAATAGTGCAAACACATTTGTTGTAGATACGACAAGAATTGCTAACTACGCTTCGATTAATATTAGTGATGCTGATTACGGTTTTCCCAACACATCCATATCAGAGAATGTTAGTTCACGAATCATAGATGCTTTGGCATTTTCAAATGTAGTGAGTATTGGTCCAATCACCAACGTGGCAATTTTGTTTGCTAATGCAATTTTTGCATCTGTTCCAACTGTTGATGCCGATTCAGCACCTTTCACAAATGGTGCTTCTGAAGAACAACACGTTTTATACACACGTTCAGTAGGAAGAATTTCTATTAATAACGGTGGTGATGGATATAGAATTGGTGATGAATTAATCTTCACTACAACAGGCAACATGAATTTTGGTTTTGGTGCTGCAGCTGCCGTAACCAATGTATCTTCAATAGGTACAATCACTAAAGTTGAATTGCAACCACCTAGAATTACTGGTACAGCAAATGTTTATGGCAATACAAATGTAACTGTTAGTGGCACAGGCACATTTTTCTTAGATGAGTTGCGTGTTGGTGATAGAATTATCGTCAATAATGAATCACGTTTTATCAATACGATTACTTCAAATACATCACTCAATGTAAATGTGAATTTCAATTCAGCAACAACTGGTGGTGGAAAGAAAATTGGTTTGTATGGTGCCTTACCTGTTGGTGGTGTTAATTATGAATCAACTAAATTACCATTAATTACAGTTTCTTCTGTTAATGGTGCTAACGCCAACTTGTCAGTAATTGCATTGATGGGTGATGGAGAAAATCTATTAGCAACAGCAGACCAGGATCCTGGTGCAGTTTTAAAAATTCGAGTTGTTAATGCTGGTGCTGGTTATCAAACACCACCAACAATTGATTTGACACAAAAGGGTGATGGTACCGCTACTGCAAACGCTTTGGTTGAACCAAGTTATGTTACCTTCCCTGGTCGTTGGACAACATCTGATAGTATTCTTTCTGCATCTGAACGTGTGATGCAAGGTAGAGATTATTATGTTGATTATGCATACGTCTTGGCTTCAAAAGTTGAATCTTCTAAATTTAAAGAATTATTCAAGAATCTAATTCACCCAGCAGGATTTAAACAATATGCCGATTTTAGGGTTGATGAAACTATTTTAGCTAGTAATATATCGGTTCTTGGTTACTCAAGTAATGTTATCTCTGGAACTGTAAACACGAATAGTAGCATCTATGTAACAGGCACCAACACATTGTTCAATATTGCAAATACTAATAATGTCATTACAATTGGAACACAAATTGCAATTAACGCTGAAATCAGAACAATCAGTAGTATTTTGAGTAATACGACATTGCGAGTTTCTTCTGCCTTTACTCAAACCGCAAATAACCAAGAACTTATAATTGTTACATAAATAAAGAATTACTATGGCGACTTCATACACATCCAAAAAACTCTCGTTCAATAACGCAGAACAATTTAAAGAATCTTTTGCCGAACCACAACCAACAGTCGGTTACTTGTTCATTGGCAATAATGTTCCCTATGCAAACGAAGCATCACCGAATTCTATTGTAGATTCTACATCCGATGAGAAAACGGTGTGGGACAATATGTTTGCTGCAAAAAAGATAACCGGTAACGATGTAGAATTGGTTACTCCACGCATCAATTGGACTGCAAACAGACGATATAAACAGTTCGATGATAGAATTTCAACTGACGATTTATTGACTGCCGATACTGGTTCTGGTGGTAACAGTCAACCAATGTATGTGTTGACAAGTCAAAGAAATGTATATAAGTGTTTGTCAAACAACGCCAATGTCGTTTCCACAGTAGAACCATCAGGTGACTACAATACTGCCAATGGTACAATTTTTACAGCAGATGGTTATATTTGGAAATACCTATACAATGTTAAATCATCTAACAAATTTTTAACGACAAGTTGGATGCCTGCACCAGTTTCAACTTCAAAACTTGACTACAATGTTAGTTCCACAAGTGTAATTGAAGGTGAGTTAACGACCATTATGGTCACAAATAGTGGTACAGGTTATGCAAATCCAACAACCACGGCTGCAGCTTTTGGTACTGGTGTTTCAACTCTGTCTTTGACTAGTACCAATAATGTCGCTGCCAATATGTCTGTAAGTGGTACAGGTATTGCAGTAGGCACAACCGTTGCAACTGTTAATTCAATATTAAATATCATTACAATTTCTTCTGCAACCACGGCAAATGGTGGTGGTTCAGGTAATAATATTACATTTAACACCAGAGTTTATATTCCAGGTGATGGTTCTGGTGCAGTAGCCACCGCAAATATCGTAAATAGTTCTATCTCAAAAGTTACGATTGATGTAACTGGTATAGGATATTCATATGCCAATGCCATAATTTTTGGTTCTGGCACTGGTGCAAACGTAAGAGTTGTTTTACCACCAAAATCGGGTCACGGATTCAACCCAGCCAAAGAATTGGACGGTTCAAATGTCATGGTTTCTGAGAGAATTGGCCAAGTCGATGCATCAGAAAATGGACTAATTTCTACATCAACTTCAATAAGACAGTATGGTTTGCTGAGAGACCCGTATAAATATGGTGCGAACACAGTAGTATCAGCAGCTAATGCAAATACTGTTATCTCTCAAACCGTTAATTTGACTCTGGTTGCTGGTTCTCCATTTACTTTAAATGAGTTTGTTTATCAAGGTAGTGCGGCGAATAATGCTTATTTTTATGGTTTTGTCAATTCACAATCATCAAATGAGGTTCGCCTAATTAAGGTAAGAGGTGATGTTGCGGTTGGTGGCACTTTAATTGGTGCCACGTCAGGTGTTACTAGAACGGTCGTTAGAAGATACGACCCCGAGTTTGAACCATATACAGGTGATATAGAGTATGTCGAAAATGTTGCAAAAATTCAAAGAGCAGACGGTCAAGCCGAAAATATTAAATTTGTTATCAGATTTTAAGGAAATTATTTAATGTCGTTAAATACTAATTTTAATGTCAATCCATACTATGATGATTTTGATGAAGATAAGAAATTTCTTCGGATATTATTTAAGCCTGGTTTTGCTGTTCAAGCCCGTGAATTAACACAATCTCAAACTATTTTACAGAAACAAATTGAACGCTTTGGTCAACACATTTTTAAAAATGGTTCTGTTGTTTCTGGTGGTCAACTGTTCATACATGATACCACATATTTAAATGTAAGCACAGATTATGCTGGTACTGCGGTTAATATCAATAACTTTAATGGTAAAACAATTACCAATGTAGCAGGAACAAAAACAGGTCAAGTTGTAGTTGTTTATGATGTTAATTCTGGTACTGGTGATCCAAAAACAATTTATGTGAAACAAATTTCAGGAACACCATTTGTTGCTGGAGATACAATTACCACAGTTGAAGATTCACCTGTTTTTGCTAATGTCGCAACAGGTGGTGTTGGAACTGGTCAAACATTTTCTGTAACTGATGGTGTTTATTTTTATGATGGATTTTTTCTTAAAAATAGTGAACAAACAATTGCCATTAGTAAATACAATACGTCATCTAATGTAAGAGTTGGTTTTGAAATTACAGAATCTATCATTGAATATACACAAGATACATCTTTGCTGGATCCAGCGCAAGATGCTTCTAATTTCCAAGCACCAGGTGCTGACCGATTTAAAGTTGATTTAATTCTTTCTAGTCGTTCATTAACTTCTACTGATGACACTCAATTTATTGAGTTAGCTAGAGTTCAAAGTGGAACTTTATCTTACGCATTAATTTACCCACAGTATGCTGTTCTTGAAGATACTCTTGCTCGTAGAACATATGATGAGTCTGGTAACTATACTGTTCGACCATTCAAACTTGCATTAGAAACAAGTGCAGCTAATACTGCCAAAGCTAATGTTATTTTATCTCCAGGTAAAGCATATGTTTATGGTTATGAATATGAAACAATTTCACCAACAACAATCACATTTGATAAACCACGCACAACAGATTCAGTTTTAGATAAACGATTAACTGCTGATTATGGTTACTATGTGTATTCAAATACACATTTTGGTTCTTTACCAATTAACAGTTTACAAACAGTAGATTTGCATTGTGTATCAAATAGCACAATTAACGTAGCAACTGCTGGCACAATTACCAACACTAAAATTGGTACAGCTCGTGTCAAATCTATTGCATTTGAATCCGCAGCAAATACACAAAATTCTGCAACCTACACTTATCGCACATATTTGTTTGATATAAATGTTGGTTCTGTTGCTGGTGGTAATGTTGTTGCTCTAGGAACAAACACAAGTTATGTGCAAATTGCAAATACTATAACTGGTTCAAATTTATATTCTACTGCTAACAATGCCTATACTGGTGCTAAATTTAGAGTTATTGCAGGCACAGGTTCAGGTCAAACACCAAAAACCATTGTAAATTATAATGGTGCAAATCACACAATACAACTTGCTGAACCATTTAACACAACATTAGATGCAACTTCAAACTGGTCTATTGACTTTGAAGTTAATGATGTTAAGTCGCTATCAGTAGTTAGTGGTACAACTCGTCTTGCCGCAGCTGATATTGATACCTCATCTAAAGATTTAGCTTCAACATTTAACGACACATTTATTTCAGATAGTAACCTTGAGCCATTATTGTTTAATCTTGGCCAAAACTATATTGCACAAAATACAATTGCTGATTTTTCATACTCTTATAAACGTCTGTATCAATCACAATCGTTTTCATCTTCAGATTCTCCAGCATTAACTGTTGGTACAGGTGAAACAATTTCTGCTGCTACAAGTTCTTCCGCTAAAGCTGAGAACTATCAGATTGTTGTAACAACTCCAGGTACATCACCATATACTATTGGTCAAATTATTCCTGCCAACTTATACACAGTAGATACAGGTACTCGTAAAATTACTGTTACTTCAGGTAACAACATGGTTGCAAATATTACTGCAACAATTGATGCAAGTAATCCTGGTTCAAAAGGCAAAACATACGTTGGTGCCAATGCTACTGTGCAAACTTCTGGTGGTACAAGCATTTTTGCAAATAACGGAGTAATGCTCTATACAGCAAATGGCCAAGTTCATATAATGGCCAATACAATCATTAAAACTCCAGATTCTATTCAATCACTATTTGTTCCTGATGTGATTGAATTGGTTTCTGTTTTAGATTTTAATAATACTGCAATTACTGTTGCTAACTCAGCAATCGCAACCGATGTTACATCACGATACACATTAGATAGTGGTCAAAGAGATTCATTCTATGACCACTCATCTATTAGATTGAAGGCTGGTTCAGTTGCACCTACCGGCCCATTGGTTGTTAAATTTAATCGTTTCAGTTCATCTGGTGCAGGATTCTTTACCGTAGATTCATATGTTGGATACAATTACGGAAGTATTCCTGCTTACACTTCTGCGGCAACAGGGCAAGTTTACCAATTAAGAGATTGCCTTGATTATAGACCTGTTAGGTCAATACCCACAACACCAACGACAGCAAACACCGTCAGCTTTGATGTTGACTCAACCACGACTGGTCCTAAGATTCCAGAGAATGGTTCCGATGTGATTTTAGATTATCAGTATTTTCTACCAAGAATAGATAAGGTATTATTAAATAAAAATCGTACCTTTGAAGTTGTTCAAGGTAACCCTTCTCTGACGCCAGTTCCACCTCTTGATAAAGATGGTGCAATGACGATGTATATTCTTCGTGAGCCTGCTTATGTTGCTAATACATCAGATATTGAAGTTCAATATATTGATAATAGACGTTATACAATGCGTGATATTGCTAACATCGATAAACGTGTTGGTAATTTAGAATATTACACTTCACTTTCTCTATTAGAACAAAATGCATTGAACAAACAAGATTTAACTATTTTAGACTCTACAAATTTACCAAGATTTAAAAATGGTATTATTGTGGACTCATTTGATGGTACATCTGTTGCTGACGTAACCAATACTGACTATTCTGTTTCTATTGATCCTAGAAAAAAGGAAGTTAGACCAACATTTAATATTACATCACATGGATTAACATTCGATTCAGCAAACTCATCTAATTATTTGCAAGCTGGTCCAATTGTGATGCCAAATGCATCTCCTAATACTGTTTTTGTTGACCAAAACAAATCTTCAAAAGTTTACAATATTAACCCATTTAATATTGTAAATTACATTGGTAAAATTCAGTTGAATCCACCATCAGATGTTTGGATTGATACCGACAAACAGCCAGACGTTCTTGTAAACCTTGAAGGTGATAAAGATGCGTGGGCTCTGATTACTCAAAATGCTTTTAGTTACGAATGGGGTAATTGGGAAACTTATTGGACAGGTACATCAACTTCTTCGTCTGTTAATCAACATACTGGTGGTCGCCAAGCAATCATTGAAACTACGACCACAACTACTAGCAAAAAAGATACTCGTGCGGGTGTGCTATCAACAGTAGTTCCGTCAACAATCGTTGAATCATTAGGTGACCGTGTTATTGATGTATCAATTATTCCGTATATGCGTGACCGTGGCATATTGTTTACTTGTTCCGATTTCAAACCAAATACCGAACTTTATGGATTCTTCGACAATATTAGTGTAAACAAATATATTGCTCGTGCGAATAAATTTACTTTAAGTTCCAACAACTTAGGTTATATTACACAATCTGGTAATCCAGAAGCTGTGAATGTTACCAATACAGCAACAAGCACCGTAAATGCAACAGCGTTTATTGTTCGCACATCAAACAGAGAAGCATTTGTAGTTAATTTAAATCCTTCATCGTTGTTAAATTCTGCAACTATGAATTTGGTTGGCCAATCAAGTGGCACATCAATTAGAATTGATGGATATGACCACTATTCAGGATTTGTAACTTCTGCCACATCAAACACCATTGTATTGGCTGTAGATGTTACAAGCGCAAACAATACTGGTAATTACGCTGGTGCAACAGTTTATATTGTATCTGGAACTGGTGCTGGCCAATCAGCTACAGTTTCTTCTTATACCGCAGGGACAAGAACATTAACAATTGTTGGAACATGGACAACTACACCAACATCTAATTCTTTATACTCAATTGGTAACTTAACAACAACAGCTGCAGGTGATGTTGCTGGTGTGTTCAACATTCCAAATGGAGTGTTCCGTATTGGTGAAAAGAATTTCAGATTGATTGATACTTCAAGTGGTGATATTGGTTCATCTTCTACAAACGGAGATGCTGCATTTTTTGCACAAGGCATTTTACAAAGAACAGAAAATACAATTATTTCTGCAACTGTTCCAACAATTCAACGTGTTGATGTTAAAGATAATCGTGTTGTTACAACATCATCTGTATCACAACGTCAAATTGGTTGGTATGATCCATTAGCACAAACATTCTTAGTATCACCAACAAACTACCCACAAGGTATTTTCTTGTCTAAGGCTCGTTTCTGCTTTAAATCAAAGGATGCAACTGTACCTGTTACATTGCAAGTTCGTTCTGTTGTGAATGGATATCCATCAACATCTTTGGTTTATCCTTACTCAACTGTTACATTGACACCTGATAAAGTTAAAACAACAACTTCACCTGATTTGGATGATGCAACCAAATACACAGAATTTGTATTTGATTCTCCATTGTTCTTACAACCTGGTGAACATTGTTTTGTATTGTTGTCTAACTCTAACAAATATGAAACTTATGCGGCTGAAATTGGTAAATTAGATACAGTATCAGCAAGACAGATTTCAGAACAACCATATCAAGGTTCATTGTTCTTATCACAAAATGGTTCGACATGGACCGCCGAACAAAATGCAGACTTGATGTTTAGATTGTTTAGATATACATTTAGCACTGGTACAACTGAAGCACAATTTAATGTGAATTATCCTGCTGCTAATACAGCATATGATTTAATGCATTTAATGGCTACAGGAATATCTGTTGAAAATACTTCAATCACATATCAATTTAATTCCGAAAAAGCCACTACTGGTGGAAAAACTGGATTGTTGCCATTTACTCCGTTTACTGATTACCCAATGACTGATGGTTATGGACGCCGTGTGTTAACAACAACTGCTAATACAACATTAACAGTTAAAGCTACAATGGCTACTAGTAATCCAGATGTTGCACCATTCATTGATACTTCTCGTATGGGTATGATTGCAGTTGAAAACATTATCAATGATTTACCACTAAGCAATTCTGGAATTGTATTGTCAAGTGGTGGAACAGGTTACTCAACTAACGCTAATGCCGTTGTAACAATTACTGGTGGTGGCGGTTCAGGTGCCACGGCAGCTGCTGTTGTAACTAACAATGTCGTTACATCTGTATATCTAACTGCTGCTGGTTCTGGTTACGAAACATCACCAACAATTACATTGGTTGATGCTAATACAACACCAGGTACCGGTGTAACAATCACCTATAACGGTGAAGATAAGAAATCTGGTGGTAACTCTATTGTTCGTTATATTACCCGCAAGGTTAATTTAGCAGATGGATTTGATTCTGGTGATTTGCGTGTTTATGTGACCGCATATAAACCATCTAATTCGAACATTCGTGTCTATTACAAAATGTTGTCTATTTCTGATCCTGATGCATTTGAAGATAAAAACTATCAGTTAATGACACAATTAAATAACACTAATTTTGTGTCAAATAATTATAACGATTATCGTGAAATTTCATATGCTCCAGGTGTAAATGGTACTGCAAACAATTCAGTAAGCTATACTTCTGGTTCAACTGCATATAGTAACTTTAGAACATTTGCCATTAAGATTGTATTGACTGGTCAATCAACTGTTGATGTGCCAAAAGTTCGTGATTTCCGTGCAATCGCATTGCCTGCTGGTTCATAATCATGTATGCAAAAGTAAACGAACATGAAAACTTGGTTAGGGATATGCATTCCAAAGCTATTCTAAATAAAGATAAAGAAGGCTTGCAAGATTATCTTCGCAAAAGAGAGGTTGCCAAAAAGCAACAAGAAGAACAGATTGAAACAAAAAATCGTTTGACGAAAATAGAACAAGATATGTCAGAAATTAAAAATTTATTGCAGACCATAGCAAACTCAAGGTTCAGAGATGGCAATTAATCAATTAACAACCGCTAATACATTCCAACATTGGTTAACGGCCACTCAAGCTTTAATTTCAACTGCCAACACATTAACTGATGGTAACGGTGCTGTATTTGTTGCCAATACAAAACTAGATGTTTCTGGTACTGGTTCTCAATTAAATGTCCGTAATAGTGCGGGCATTAATACTCTCTATGCAAATAACATTAATGTAAGTGGTAACATTTCAACTCTAAATGTTACTTCGAATGGATATTTTGGTGGTGACGTTCTTATCTCTGGAAACTTGACTGTTTCTGGAAACATTACTTTAGATTCCATTGGTTTTGATGATATGATGGTCAACGGTTCAATAACCGTAGCCAACACACTATCTGTTACTGGAAATACAACTCTAAGTAATTCTACCACAACTTACGGTAATTTTGGAACGGCTAATATTACATCTTTAGTTGGTACTTCAAATACTGCAATCTACACTAGAATTGAAAGTGCTGAAGCATCGGCCTTGGCCTTTTCTATTGCATTAGGTTAATATAAATAGTGAATTAATACTAAGGAATTTATTCAATGGCAAACAATTTTAAAAATTATTTTCTCAAAAACGCCACGACAACTGCCGCTAACGTGTATGCTCCAGCTGCTGCTACTCAGGCAACAGTAATTGGTATGACGATTGGAAACACAACCGCATCACCAATTTCAGCAAACGTCACCGTAGTTTCTGGTGGTACGACACACTTCATGGTACAAAACGCAACCATTTCTAATGGTGGTGCGTTGGTACCGATTGGTGGTGACCAAAAATTGGTGTTAGAATTTGGAGATTATATTCAAGTCCAAACATCAGCCGTAAATTCTGCTGATGTAATTTTAAGCGTTTTGGAGATTACATAATATGGCATACCTTGGCAACGAGCCTGGTGTAGGATCATTTATCGTTTCAACCGAAAGGTTCAACGGTACGGGTTCTTGCACACAATTTTCGTTAACTCAAACAGGCATTCAAGACCCAAATGCGATTGAGGTTCTTGTTAATAGTATTCAACAGGATCCAATAAATTCATATTCTGTTGCCAATGGTGTAATCACGTTTACTGAGGCACCTTCATCTGGCGCAAATAACATTACTGTTACATATCGTGCAACGACAGTAATTACCTATAATAATATATTAAATTCTCAAATACCAGACGGAACAATTACTGCATCCAAGTTAGCCTCTGGTGTTTTACCTGATGCAAAAACTAATTCGGCTGCAACGTATGCTAATTCAGGATTTGCAGTAGCTAACTCAGCTGCATCATATGCTAATGCCGCTTTCGGTCAAGCAAACAATGTAATCGGTGCCGCATCATATGCCAACTCGGCATTCTCTGCTGCGAATACTGGTGGTTCAGCGGCAGCTTATGCTAACGGTGCTTTTGCACAGGCGAATAATGATGTAACTAACATAAGTATTACTAGTGGTACATTCGGCAATGCAGCATATTATCCAATTATTACTGTTTCTGCGAATGGTAGGATTAATACAGTATCAACACAAGTGGTAACGGGTGTGGATGCTCATCCGTTTTTCTTTACAGCAATGGGGTCATAATGCCAACAGCATATAAAATTTTAGGTCAAACACTACCAA